GAGATTGCCCGCTCTGACGCCGGCCGCAAACGACGGGCGCGGGCCGCCCCGGCCGCCCCCTCGTCCGTTTATGTTGGATGGAATTTTTTGTGATACCGGTACAGCATGACGGCGAACTGTTTGCGGGTCATGCCCTGATCCAGCATCAGGTCCCCGGCGCTGTTGCCCAGCATAATGCCCTCACTGGTGATCCACTCCACCGCTTTTTCAGCCTCCGTCGGCTCTGCCGGCTCCGGTGCGTCCTCTTCCTCCCAGGCAATACCCAGGTAGTCCAGGATGCCGCGGGCCTCTGCCTCCGCCAATCTTTGCCGGTAGCTGCTGTTCCGCAGGTTTTTCACGTCGCCCTCGTTGGTGTGGAAGCCGTGCTCGATCAGCACCGCCGGCGCCACCGTCCCTTTCAGCACGTAGAGGGACGGGGCTTCCACGATGGGGGTGGACCGCACCGCGATCCCCGCTGCCCTCACCGCCTCCAGGATGCTCTGCGCCGCGGTATATCCGCCGCTGGTCTTGCTGAACACATAGGCGCTCCACCCGGAGGCGGAGGACCAGCCGCTGCCCGCCGCCGCATTGGAGTGCAGGCTCACAAACAGGTCCAGCCCCCGGATGTTGTTGGCGATCTTGCACCGCTGGGCCAGGCTCACCGCCTCGCCGCCGGTGCGGGTCATCGTCACGGCCACACCGTACCGCTCCAGGATGGCCTTGATCCGGTTCCCCATGTCCAGGGCGAACTCGTGCTCATAGTAGGTGCCGTCCGGGCTCTTGTTGGCCAGGTTGCTTGCGTCGTGGCCCGGGTCCAGGCAAACCGTCTTTTTCTCGCTCACAGGTGCTTCCTCCGTTTCTCCGTCGTCCAGGTACAGCAGGATCAGGTTCTGGCTGGGGTCCTTGCCCTGGATCAGGACGTTCTCGCTCTTCACATACAGATTGACCTTGCCTCCGCCGTCCATCATCACGGCGAATTGACAGCCCTGGCCCGCCATGTAGTCCCGCAGTTCCTCCGGCGTCATGGCTCCGCTGGAGCCGTCGGACGCCCCATAGGTGATCCAGGTATCCTTCGTCAGGCCCACGGCCACCCGGCCCCGCCGGCCGCCTACGTCGGCGTTGTAGGTCAGCTTCTGCTGGGGCCGTCCCGCCCGGACCAGCAGGCAGTTTGCCACATAGTTCCGGCAGTCGCTCTCCCCGCCAGGAGGGACCAGGATGGGGAGCACATCGGCTCCCACGTCCCAGCCCAGGGCCCAGTAGCTGTCCTGCTGATCCGCAAACAGGACGGTCCCGTCCGCCTTCACCGGGCACACCGGCGCCCATTTGGCGGGGCTGTAAAACACCCCCGTCATGGCAAGGTCCGGCTTCTCCCGCTCCACGATCTCCGAGAGCGGCAGCTTCTTCGTGTTCCGGTAGACCACTGCCCGCAGGATCTTCTTCAGCGGCGTCCTCTCAATATGGACCATATCAGCCCTCCACGATCTCCCAGTCGTCCGCCAGCATATCTGCCTGGGAGGCCAGCCAGCCCATCTGTACGCCGGAGGTGCCCACGAAGGCCAGCGCCTGGTTCCCAATGGCGTCGTGCTCCGCATTCACCACCGCGCCGGTGGGGCTTTTGTAACTGATGGCCTTTGCCAGCTCCACATACTGGCCTTTTCCGTTCCAGCCCTTCCGGGCAATGCGTTTGCCCTTCTTGGCCGCCTCAATAGCCATGCCGAAGGTCATGGCGTAGGCCGGCCTGCCTGCCTCCGTTTTCGCCTTCTTCACGCCATGTACCGCGGTCTGCAGCAGGAAGCCCAGCAGGAACCAGACCTTGTCCTTGATCTTGCCCAGGCAGATTTCCCGGCCCAGTTTTTCGTCGTAGTTCTCCGCGCTGACGCACGCAGAACTCTCCATGATCTCAAACCCGTTCCGCAGCATGGCACGCACAACCGTGGTTTTGTCTCCCATGGTCTGCGTCCAGGTCTCCAGGATGAAATCATCCACCATCTGCTGACTGATGCTGGGAGCGTCCGTCCGCAGGTCGGGATTGACGGTCATGGGCAGATGGGCCTGCTCGAACACGCCCTTGGGACTCCAGCTCTCGTATCCGTCCGGGTAATGGACCCGGTAGCCTTCCTCGCGGTTCATGCTTCTTGGGACCGGACCGCTCTCAGGATAAATCTCCCCATCGATCCGGAACGCCGGCTCCGCCTGGATGATCTTGGTCCCGATGTATGTCTTCATCAGTCTTCCTCCGTCAGCACATCGCTCCGCAGGCGGTACTTGCGCCCGGCGATGTAGACATAGGCGGCCTCATGTCCCATGTCCACGTCCACCGTGCGGCCGTTCACCACATGGACCTTTTCCAGGCTGCCCACGCCGTGGTCCAGAATGCCCCATCCGTTGGCCTCAGCAGGGGTCTCGCCCACACGGGTCTCCGCCAGCTCCTCCGGGGTAATCACATTCCGGTCAGGGTTCAGGCGCAGGGGAGAGCCCAATTCCTTCAGACCGTCGTTGGTCTCGTCCTTACCGGCCTCGCCCAGGGTGTACTTCTGCAGCACTTCTTCCACAGTCTTCATGTTCAAAATCTCCTTTTCAAAATTTAATATCAACCGCACAGCGGCTTGATGCCTATTCGTTTTTGGTGTTTTCGCTTTCCTTCGGATCGTCTCCGCCGCCCTCGCCGGCGATGCTCTCCCCGGCGGCGTCCACGGCATTTTTGCCGATCTCCAAAATGTTCCGCAGCCAGGAGGGGACAGGTGCCCCAAAGGTAACGGCGTGCTCCGCCAGGGAACCCAGCTCTCCGATGATGTACCAGACGATCACCAGCGGCCCTAGCAAAACAGAATATGTAAATGGCAGGGACACCGCCGGGATATGCCCCAGGATGCTCCCGATCAGCCAGTCCGCCACCAGGGCGATGCACACCACCAGGATCATCCCGCCTTTGTGCCAGGCGCCCTCCCGCATCTTGGCGCTGGACCAGCGCCCCTCCTTGGCTGCCGCCGCGCTGCCGATCAGCCAATCCGCCAGCATCAGCAGCACCCAGGCGATCACCAGCCACCCGAACCAGCCCCACAGGGCCGTCATGGTAGCCACCGCCGCCGCGATGGCGGCCTTTACCGTGGTCACAGTCGTTTCATTCATGGTCGTTCTCCTTTCGGTCAAATGTTTTCCTATATGCCCGCCGCGCCGCCTCCGGCAGAATCGCGGCGTAGATCATGGTGGTTTTGGGGTCCTCATGCCCCAGGAGCTGCTGAATCACCGGCAGCGGCATCCCACCCTGCAGCGCCTGCGTAGCAAAGGTATGCCGCAGGATATGGGGGTGGACCCGCCGTTCCAGCCCGGCCCGCTGCCCGATTCGTGCCAGGGCTTTCTCAATGCCTCCCGGCGTCAAAGGGCTCCATGGCGCTCTGACCGCCGCGAAGAGCGCGTCTCCGCCCTCCCGCTGACTCAGGTATTCCCGCAGAAGCTGTCCGGCCCGGAAGGAGAAGAACACCGTCCGAATTTTCCGCCCTTTCCCCAGCACGCGTACACTCCTCTGCTTCCAATCCACCTGCTCCGCACGAATCCCTGCCGCCTCGCTCAACCGGCAGCCGCTGGAGGACAGGAATTCTACCAGTGCCTGGTCCCGGATGTTCCGGCAGCCTTTCCGCAACCGGTGAAGTTCCTCATCTGTCAGGGGGCGGCGGGACGCCGTCCGGTCCACGCTCCGGCTCCTGATCCTCCGCATGGGGCTTTTCCCGATCACGTCTTCCAGCTCCAGCCATGCGAAAAAGCTCCGCAGCGTGTTGGCGTGGGTGACGATGCTCCCATCCTTCAGCCCCCGCTCCGACAGTCCGGCCAGATACCGCCGGACATCGTCGGCGGTGATCTCCTCCGGTGGTTTGTCCGCATACCGCGCAAAAGACCGCAGCACGAGGCCATAGTCTTTCAGGGTTTTCTGGGACAGGCCGTCGATCCGCTTCGCCGCCAGGAATGACTCGATCCGTTCACGGAGCGCCAGGGCGCCGCCTGTCTCCGCCCAGGTGATCCGGTACGCCTCCAGGACCTGTCTGATCTCCGCCTCCATACCGGGGGCCAGTCCTACCAGCTTCCGCTCCAGCTCCGTCTTTGCATCCATACGCAACACCTCCCGCACCAGTATAGCAGGAGGGTGTCTTAGTCTAATAAGGCGCCCGC